GGTGCTGGTACAACAGGCTCAACAGAAGCATTGCATGCAGAAGCAGATACTCGCTTCTCAGGCACACAGACCGGAGCTGCTCAGCCAGCTGATGGATCTGGTTTCGCTGGCAAAACTGATGCAGGCTCAGACTCCTCATTGGATAACGACAGAGACACAGCCCTAAAAACAATGGGTATGACTACTGATTCAGCTGAAGCACTCGGCGATGCCTCTGGCAATGCTTTTGCTCAGATGGGTTTCACAATTGAGAAATCAACTGTGACAGCTAAGTCAAGAGCTCTTAAAGCTGAATACTCTCTAGAACTTGCTCAGGATCTAAAAGCGATCCACGGCTTGGATGCAGAAACTGAGTTGGCAAATATCTTGTCTGCTGAAATTCTTGCTGAAATCAACAGAGAAGTAATCAGAACTGTTAACTCACAAGCGAAGACTGGTGCAGCTACTGGCAACACAGCCATTAACGGTATCTTCGACGTACAGACAGATGCCGATGGCAGATGGTCAGTTGAGAAGTTCAAAGGTCTAATGGTTCAGATCGAAAGAGAAGCAAACCAAATTGCTAAAGATACACGTAGAGGTAAAGGTAACTTTATGATCTGCTCATCTGATATTGCATCAGCTCTTGCTGCCACTGGCATGCTTGACTATGCTCCAGCAATTGCAGCTAACCTTAACGTAGATGACACAGGCAATACATTTGCTGGTGTTCTTAACGGCAGAATGAAGGTCTACATCGACCCATATGCATCTGTTGATTACGTAACTGTTGGTTATAAGGGTACAAACCCATATGATGCAGGTCTCTTCTATTGCCCATACGTTCCACTAACAATGGTGAGAGCGGTTGGTGAAGATACATTCCAACCTAAGATTGGTTTCAAAACTCGTTACGGTATGGCTTCAAACCCATTCGTAGGAGCAACACCTGCTGATGGCCTAGCTGCTGCTAAGTCTAATCAGTATTACAGAATCTTTAGAGTCGACAATATCCTCGGCGCATAGGTTTTAATAATCTGGAAAAGGGGGGCTTCGGCCCCTCTTTTTTTGTGTACTTTCGGTATAAATAGTGTTATAATAGTCTATAAAGGTGTAACATGGCAATCAATACAACAACAGTCACATCCGGTGTTGATACTTCGACACTGACGACGAATACAAACTATTTGCAACCAAATGGATTTAGAATTTCTATTGATAGAAAGTACTTTCCAAATTTGCAGTTTTTTGCACAGAGTGTGTTTCATCCATCAATGATGGTAAACGCATCTGAACTTAATTATTCGAGAATTGGTAGAATCCCTATCCCAGGTGATTCTATAACACACGCTGATGTTACATTCAATGTTATGTTAGATGAAAACATGTCATCATACATGGAAACATATAATTGGCTTCATACATTTACCGACAGAAATCAATCAAGCGCTGCAGATACCGCGTCTGGTCCAACTACAGCTGATATTACTGTATCTGTCTTAAGTTCACATAATAATGTTGTAAAGAAAATCATATATAGAGATGCATTCCCAGTTAGTTTAGGCGATGTTGTTTTTGAAGCAGCTGCTGGCGATGTACAATATATAATTTGTCCTATAACATTTAGCTTTACGGATTTCGATATAATATGATTCTTGCTGTTGGCGACAGCTTCTTTGATTCCACATCTGCTTGTTACTCAAACATAAAATTAAAAACTTGGCCAGAACATTTCGATGGCGACGTAAAAGTCATTGGATATTCAGGCTGTGATAATTACAAAATCTTTCAAACTATAATGGAAGAGTTTGATAAACATAATTACGATACGTTATGTGTAAATTGGACTCAACTGCATAGGTGTACAATAGGTACTAGTAATTTTGTTATGAGTGGCCACGAAAAAGGGAGTGAAGCAAATTTTATCAAACATCTTAGCGAGTTAACTCAATGGTATCAATTGAAAGTTATGATAGAAAAGTTTACAGCTTTAAGACAAGCAATAAGTTATTTGCCATGTAAGACTTATGAAATTATGGGCGCATATCCGTTTGGTCCTAAAACCAAATATAAGATTATTGGCAAGCAAAAAACACAAGATATATACTGGGATCTAATTGAGAACTCAGCACACATTAGACTTGCTAGTTATGTCGAAGAAACCGCCGGATCAAAATGGACAGATGTGTTCATTGCTGAAAATGATGGCCACCCGAATAATGAAGGTCATCGGTTAATATATAATTGGATAAAGGATAAATTATGATAGATCTTGAAAGCATCCACAAAATGTGGAAAGAAGACGCGAAAATTAATAAAAAACTAGATGATGCTTCTCTAGAAACTCCAGTCTTACATGCAAAATACCTTGAAATTATAGGTCACTTAAAAATGCAAAAGCGTAGAGCTGAAAATGCTCAAAAGATTTTGCTTAAACAAAAGTGGCTTTACTATAATGGCAAAATGTCTCAAGAAGAAATTGCAGAATATGGTTGGGACTTCGATCCATTTCAAGGATTAAAAGTTTTGAAAGGCGAAATGGAATACTACTACGAAGCAGACACTGACATTCAGAAGTCTGAAGATAAAATTCAGTACATAAAAACTTGCATAGATACAGTATACGAAATAATTGAAAATGTAAAATGGCGCCATCAAACAATTGGCAACATGATAAAGTGGAGACAGTTCGAGGCTGGTGTCTGATTTAATATCAATCAAAAAAATAAATGATAGCGCAATATTTGTAGATTGCGAACGTGGTGTTGCGCAAGAACTTTCTGAGTTTTTCTCGTTCTACGTCCCAGGTTATAAGTTTATGCCTGCATATAGGAATAAAGTATGGGATGGAAAAATTCGTTTGTTTAATGTTAACAATTGCGAATTACCTCTTGGCTTATTGACATATGTTATAAACTTCGCTAAGAAGCTTAACTACGAAATAACCGTAGAAGATCAGCTTATGCATACTAATAAGTATGATGAAGACGACATTATGAGTTATATCGATTCTTTAGACTTGCCTTTCAGTGTAAGAGACTACCAGTTTGATGCAGTCCAACGAGCTTTAACTGTTAAGAGAGCTATTCTTCTTTCACCTACAGGTTCAGGTAAATCTTTAATCATTTATATTATTATGAGGTTTTTACTCGAAAAACTAGAAAACCAAAAAGTTTTAGTGATTGTTCCTACTACTTCTCTTGTAGAACAAATGTATACAGACTTTGAAGAATATTCAGAAAAAGACGAAGCTTTTGATGTAAGAGACGAAGTTCATAGAATTTATTCTGGTAAACCAAAAACGAATTTATCTGAAAATATTATTGTTACTACGTGGCAATCTGTTTATAAATTACCTAAGACTTGGTTTGAACAATTTGGTGTAGTGTTTGGTGATGAAGTACATGGGTTTAAGTCAAAATCTCTTACGTCAATCATGAACAAATGCGAAGTTGCACCATATAGGTTTGGAACAACAGGAACTCTTGATGGTACTCAAACACATAAGCTTGTATTGGAAGGATTGTTTGGCCGCGTTTTTAACGTAACAACTACTTACGATCTTATGGAAAGTGATACTCTTGCACAGCTGAAAATCCAAGCAATTGTTTTGAAACATTCTGAAGAAGTTCGTAAAGGATTTGGCAAAAGAAAATATCAAGACGAAATAGATTACATCGTAAGAAACGAAAAGCGAAATAACTTTATTAGAAATCTTACTGTAGATCAAACAGGTAATACTCTCGTATTGTTTCAATTTGTAGAAAAACATGGGAAGCCTCTTTATGAGTTGATAAATAGTAAGGCAGACGAAGGAAGAAAGGTTTTCTTTGTCTCAGGTAATACTGAAACTGGCGATAGAGAAGCTATTCGTCGAATAACGGAGAAACAAAAAGATGCTATTATCGTGGCAAGTCTTGGGACTTTTAGTACTGGGATTAATATCAGAAATCTCCATAACATTATATTTGCTTCACCATCTAAGTCTCAGATTAAGGTTCTTCAATCTATTGGACGAGGATTACGTAAGTCTGATGATGGCCGCAGAACTACACTCTACGATATCACCGACGACCTATCATGGAAACAAAGAAAGAATTACGCCTATTTACACGGAGCCGAAAGATTGAAAATTTATTCTAGAGAAAAGTTCGAAGTGAAGCTTTTCGAGATTGGTATATAATAACATGGCACAATTACAGATTGCACTAAGACAACTTAAGTTAACAAGCGGTGAAGAACTAGTTTGTGAAATTATGGACTATGGCGATTATGACGATGAAGAAAATCATATGGCCGTGAGAAATCCTTTCAAATTAGTTGCTATAGAACACGCTAGAGAAAATGTTAGATATTATGCATTTAGACCTTTTATGCTATATCAAGGCGATGGAAATCATGTACAAATTGTAAATCCACACCATGTAGTTGCAGAATGTACACCTACACGTGAAATGATCGAACAATATACGAAAGCTGTTGACGATCATAATAGTAATGAAGAAACACAGGTTCTTAAATCTTTAGATGAAACTAAAAAGGCAGTAAACGAATATTACGATAAAATCCAAGAGATGGTAAAATCAGGTAAAGGCAATGATCTCCCCTTTGATCTTGCAACTGATGTTGAGGTCGAATATGATTCAGATCTTGACGGTAATATTATTACGTTCCCAGGATCAAATACTAAACATTAGAAAACGGTATATCCCTATCCTCAACAGTACTCTTTAATTATACCACAGTTTTCCGCAAATGTACACCCCTAAAATGCAAAATAATAAAAATAATTTTAATGGTGTACAAGCGGTACATACTATGGTATAATTATCTTATATTATTTCACAGGAGGTTCAGATGAAGCCAAAGGACAGGCCTCATTACGTAAATAACGCACAGTTTTCACAAGCTGTAGTTGATTACGTACAGACGGTCAGAGAAGCTAAATCGAACAAAGAAGCTCTTCCAATCGTACCAAACTATATTGCCGGCTGTTTTTTACGAATAGCCGAAGGTTTGTCTCACAAATCTAATTTTATTCGTTATACATATCGCGAAGAAATGGTCATGGATGCAGTTGAAAATTGTTTGAAAGCTATCGAAAATTATAACTTAGAAGCAGCAACAAGAACCGGTAAACCTAATGCATTTGCATACTTTACTCAAATTAGTTGGTTTGCTTTCTTACGGCGTATTGCTAAAGAAAAGAAACAACAAGATGTCAAATTCAAATACTTAGAACAATCCGGTATTGAAGCATTTATGGACGGTGCAGGTGAAAACGAAGTAGCTAGAACTGTAGCCACTCATTTCGTTGATACCCTTAAGGAACGTATTGATAAGGTACGAAGTCACGATACTCAGGTCAAAGCATTTTCGAAAGCTAATAAGCAAAAACGAAAAAAGCAAGTAGACTCTGACCTAACAGAATTTATGAAATGAAAATAGCGATTCTTAATGATACTCATTGTGGTATCCGTAACTCTTCAGAAATATTCAATAATAATGCAGAACGCTTTTACGAAGAAGTGTTCTTTCCTTACTTAATTGAAAATGATATTAAACAGATCGTACACCTTGGCGATTATTACGATCATAGAAAGTTTATTAACTTCAAAGCTTTAAGTTCTAATAGAAAGCATTTCTTGCATAAACTTCGTGAGTATGGAATGTCTATGGATATTATCCCAGGCAACCATGATACTTTTTATAAGAACACAAATGAACTTAACTCTTTGAAAGAACTGTTGGGTCATTATATGAATGAGGTTCATATTGTTATGGAACCTACAGTGATGACTTATGGTTCTTTGAAGCTAGGTCTTATCCCTTGGATTTGTCAAGATAACTACGAACGCTCTATGGATTTTATTGCTAAGTGTGATGCAGATATGATTGGTGCTCACCTTGAACTTTCTGGCTTCGAAGTAATGAGAGGCATGAAACATCATGGTGGTATGGATCCAAACTTATTCAAACGATTTGAATTAGTAATGTCTGGTCACTTTCATTGTCGTTCTCACGAAGGCAATATCAAATATCTTGGAAGTCAGCTAGAATTCTTTTGGTCAGATGCTCATGACCCTAAGTATTTCCATGTCTTAGATACTGAAACTAGAGAACTAACCGCTATACACAATCCAAATACTTTGTTTGAAAAAATCACGTATGACGATGAAAAAACAGATTATAGCAGTTATGAAGTAAAACATCTAAATCAAAAGTTTGTAAAGATAGTTGTTAAAAACAAAACAGATCTATTTACTTTTGATAGATTTGTTGATAGAGTTATTAACGAAAGCCCGCTTGAAGTTAAAATACAAGAAAACTTCGAAGAATTTCTAGGCGATAATGTTGAAGATGAAAGCGTATCATTAGAAGACACTCAGACTCTTTTAGATACGTATGTAGATAATGTTGAAACAGATCTCGATAAACCTGCACTTAAAGTTCAGATGCGAGATTTAATGAAAGAAGCGCAAAGCCTCGAAATAGTATGATAATATTTAAGCAGCTAAAATACAAAAATTTCTTATCAACTGGTAATACTTGGACTGAAATAGATTTCCTTAAGTCTAAGTCTACACTTGTGGTAGGACACAATGGATCTGGCAAATCTACGTTATTGGACGCAATATCGTTTGGTTTGTTTGGTAAGCCTCATCGATCCATTAATAAAAATCAACTTGTAAACTCTATCAACCAAAAAGATTGCTTGGTTGAATTAGAATTTAGTATTGGTAAAAACGATTTCAAAGTAATTAGAGGCATTAAGCCTAATAGGTTTGAAATTTGGAAAAACAAGCATATGATTAATCAATCATCACATGCTAAAGAATATCAAAGAGTTCTTGAACAAAACTATCTTAAACTAAATCATAAATCTTTTCACCAGATTGTTGTGCTTGGCTCATCATCTTTTGTTCCTTTTATGCAATTACGAAATGACATTAGACGTGAAGTAATTGAAGATCTACTTGACATTAATGTATTCTCAAAGATGAATCAGCTTCAAAAAGAAAAGGCTGCAATCCTCCGCGAGCGCATGCGAGACAATGATTACCAGATAGATATTATAAAGAACAAACTAGAAACACAGAAAAAGTATATTAGCGATGTTAAGGTACTCACTGAGCAAAATATATCATCAAAGAAAAATCAAATCGAGGAATCTGATTCCCAGATTAAAGCTCTTGAAAAAGAAAACGCCGAATTTTCTGAACAAGTTGATAGAAGACAAAACCCCATCGAACAAGAGTTAAATTCTCTTCACGATAAAAAGCAATCACTGTTACAATATA